TATCTCGGCATTGTGCCGAACGATGCGTCTGGGCGTGTGGCACTGTGGAATGACATCTGTAAAGTTTACCAGGCGTTGGAGTCTATCCGCGCTATCGAGAACTTTGACCCGGATACCGTTACCATCGAGCAGGGTGACTCCAAAAAATCTGTTATCTGCACCGTCAAGGGCCTCAGCGTTATCAATGCCATGGAGCAGCTCTATATGAGTGTCGTCATCGTGTAAGAAGGGGGGAGAACTATGACTCAGGCAATCATGAATGCGCTGGATGCTGTAGCCGGTTCCCAGGCATCTGCGTATATCACCATGGCCGACGGCAACCGTTATTGCTTTATGCAGCTCTACTCCTTTGAGTCCAACATGGAGATCAGCATTGCGGAGGTCCCGATTCTCGGCAAGACTGGCAAAGGAAACAAGCCTGCGGGATGGACTGGCACCTGGTCCGGTACGGCACACTACAACCAGTCTGTCATCCGCAAAATGCTCTTAGAGTATAAACGGACGGGCGTTATGCGCCCCTTCGATATCCAAATTACCAACGAGGATCCGACTGCTTCTGTCGGCCGCCAAACCATCATCTTGAAAAACTGCCTCACCAAGGGTGGCATCCTTGCAAAGTTCGATGCCGATTCTGAGACGCTGGACGAGGATCTTGAAGGCACCTTCGACGACTGGGAAATGCCCGAAACCTTCAGTCTGCTCAACGGCATGCAGTAAACCATCAACATAACAGGAGGAAAAATTATGGTTAAAACTCTCGCTGCGTTTCTTGCTCAGAACGCTAAGAAAATTGACAATGTGAGCTTTATTGCATCTGGCCGCTTTACGGATCCTGAAACTGGTGAACCCATGCCCTGGGAGATTTGCTGCATTACTGCAGCGGAAAACGCAGGACTCAGAAGGGCCTGTATGCGCACCGTGCCTGTGCCAGGCAAGAAGGGCCAGTTTACACAAGACTTCGACGCCAACACCTACCTGGCCAAGGTGGCGGTCTGTTGCACGGTGTTCCCGAATCTCAACGATGCAGAGCTCCAGGCAAGCTATGGCGTTATGGGCGCCGAGCAGCTCATCACCACCATGCTGACGCCGGCCGAGTTTGAGGACTATTCTACGAAGGTCCTCCAGGTCAATGGCTTCCAGACCGGCGAAGAAATGGTGGCGGAAGCAAAAAACTAATACTTGGAGGCGACCCTGAGGCGAACTACGCCTATTACTGTCTCCACAAGTTTCACTGGCCTCCTTCTGCGTTTCTTGATCTGAAGCCCTACGATCAGGCTTTTGTGATTGCTTCGATTGACGCCAAGATTGAGAACGACAAGAAGGAGGCCGCAAAAATCAAGCGCAAGAAGAAGTGACAGCGGGACGAAATGGGGTCTTGCACCGCTGTTTTTCTTTTAGAAGGGAGGGAGACCCTTGGCTCTAATCAAGTCTCAGCTTGTACTGTCTGACGCTATGACCGGCCCGCTCAGAAGCATTAACAAGGCGATGAATCTTGTGCTCAATAGCCTCGAGTCCATGCAGGACGCTGTTGGCCGGCCTATTGATACTGCGTCGTTTGACAATGCACGGCAGGAACTTGCCAGGATGAGTCAGCAACTCGATGAGTTTGACAATCAGGCGCACAAAACAGACAACACTCTCAATACCCTCCTACGAACCCTGGGGCTTGTAACCATAGCGCGCAAGGCCTTCGATGTGCTGAAAGCCGGTGTGGACTATGCCTCTGACCTGGCAGAAGTTCAGAATGTGGTCGATGTCACATTTGGCAATGCAGCTTCGACGGTCAATTCCTGGTCAAAGACCACGCTTAATGCCTATGGTATGAACGAAGTAAGCGCAAAGCGGTATGTCGGCACAATGGGCGCTATGTTGAAATCTTCTGGCCTGGCTGGTGACGCCATTGTGGGTATGTCGCAGGATATGGTTGGCCTGGCCGGTGATATGGCTTCGTTCTACAACCTTGACCTCGAGACCGCCTTTCAGAAAATCCGCTCAGGTATCTCCGGCGAGACCGAGCCCCTTAAGCAGCTTGGCATTAACATGTCGGTCGCGAATTTGGAGGCATTTGCTCTCTCGCAAGGAATTGATAAGTCGTACCAGTCCATGACCCAAGCAGAACAGGTCATGCTCCGGTATAACTATCTCATGGCGACTACTGGGGACGCACAAGGAGACTTTGCACGTACTTCCGATAGTTGGGCCAACCAAACCCGGCTTCTTTCTGAGAGCTGGACGCAGTTTACCGGCATTCTTGCCGAGCAGCTCCTACCGGCTCTGACAACCGTCGTCTCTTGGATGAATAAGATCGTCAGCTTCCTCACTGAAAACGCAGACACCGTTATGGAGGTGCTCTTTGCAGTAGGAGCTGCAATCGGCGTTATTGCAGCGGCGCTCCTTGTCTGGAAAATTGTAACGCTTGCCCAAGCGGCTGCGCAGTGGGTGCTCAACTCTTCGTTGATGGGGAGCCCCATCACATGGATTGTTCTGGCAATTGCCGCAGTAGTGGCTGCGCTGGCCGCATGGATCCACCGGGTAGGTGGCCTTACAAATGCCTGGAATATCTGCAAGGCCGCTCTGCTGGTAGCCTGGGCCGCCATCAAGGTTGCCTGGTATGCGGTAGTTTACGGCTTTATGTGGGGCGTCAATAAGGTTCTCAACTTCGTGGATTCACTTAAGCTATGCTGGCAGAAAGCCGGCGTTGCAATCGCGAATTTCATGGGAGATATGAAGGTCTCTGTGTTAACGATTCTCCAGAATATGATCAACGGCGCCATCGACTTGATCAACAAGTTCATTGGCACCTTGAATAAAATCCCAGGCGTCAACATCAAGGCCATTGAACATGTAACGTTTGCCGCTACCGCAGCGGCAGAAAACGAAGCTGCTAAGCAGGCGCGGGCCGATGGCCTGGCAGCATATGAGGATGACATTGCCGCAGCGAAAGCTGCACGCGATCGAGATCTGCAGGGGCACAAGGACAACCTGGACAATGCAGCCGAAGAACTGGCTACGGCGACGAATGACCTTGCCGAACTGTATGTAGCAAGCCGTGCTGAGGCTACTGCAAAGAGCAACGCAGAAGATACTGCAACGAGTTCTGTGCTTGACGCCATCGGTACTGACACTGAGGGAATCGCAAACAACACGGGTAGTGCTGCCGGTAGTGCGGGCGATATAGCCTCTACCCTTGATACTGCATCCGAAGATCTAAAGTATTTGCGCGACATCGCCGAGCGAGATGCTGTCAATCGATTTACAACCGCCGAAGTCAAGATTGATATGACCGGCATGACCAATAAGATCGACGGTAGCACAGACCTGGACGGGGTAATTCGGGAGCTCACAGAGGGCTTTACCGAGGCCCTGCAAACAGCGGCAGAGGGGGTACACACATGAGTTACACCTGCTATCTGGGCGGGGTAGAAATGCCTACCCCCTCCAAGCTGACTGTTAAAATCAAGAACAAAAATAAGACGCAGATCCTGCTGAACGAAGGTGAAATCAACTTTCTCCGGGCTGCAGGCCTGACCGAAATTACCGTACCGTTTGTATTCCCGATGCTTGCCGGTGATCGGCCGCCCAGCTATTACCTTGGGCACCTGGAGGAGCTGAAGACCTCCAAAAAGCCTACACAATTTATCCTGGTGCGGCGCTCCCCGGATGGAAAATCCCTATTTGACACCAACATCAAGGTAAGCATCGAAGACTACAGCATCACCGAGGACGCCAAGAACGGGCTGGATGTTAGTGTAGATGTCAGCTTGAAGCAGTGGCGGGACTACAGCACCAAGGTTGCGGTAGTCGAAAAAACCTCCGTGTCTGTGAAAACAGAGCGAGACGCCAGCAACGCCCCCAGTGCTAAGACTTACACGGTGGTCGCAGGCGATTGTCTGTGGACGATTGCCAGGCGGTTTTACGGGCAGGGCAGCGATTGGACCAAGATCTACGATGCCAACAAGGACAAAATCAGCAACCCAAATCTCATCTATCCGGGGCAGGTGTTTGTTATACCATGAGCTACGAACTGATGATACAGCACGGCAATAACATTATGCTGCCTGCTGTGGTAGAAGATGTTGCCATTGAGTGGGAACGGCAGGGCCAGCCCGGCAAAATGACCTTCGAGGTGGTCAAGACTGACGGCTTGAGCTTCCAGGAAGGCGATCCGTGCCGCTTTTCCGTGGATGGAACCCCGATTTTCTACGGCTTTGTGTTTGAAAAATCCAGAAAAGGTAGCAATCCCAAAATCATCAAGGTCACGGCCTATGATCAGCTGTACTACCTTAAAAACAAGGACACCTACGTCTACGCCAATAAAACGGCCACGGAGCTCGTTCGGATGATTGCAGAGGACTTCCAGCTGCGCCTGGGTAGCCTTGTGGACACCGGCTATAAGATTGCCAGCCGGGTGGAGGACGATCAAACCCTATTTGACATCATCCAAAATGCCCTGGATGAAACCCTAAAGGCCACCGGCCAGATGTATGTACTCTATGATGACGTGGGGAAATTGGCACTCAAACCCCTGGGAGAGCTTAAGCTCAACATGCTGGTGGATGACGAGACCGCAGGGGACTACGACTATAAAAGCTCTATCGCCTCCCAGACCTATAACAAAGTCAAGCTGTCTTACGAAAATAAGGATACGGGAACCCGAGAGATCTACATTGCCCAGGACAGCTCCCACATCAACCAGTGGGGCGTGCTCCAGTACTATGAAAAGCTGGACAACTCCACCAACGCGAAAGCTATGGCAGACGCCCTCCTGGACCTTTACAACACCAAAACCCGGACGCTCAAGCTCCAGGATGTACTTGGGGATATCCGAGTGCGAGCCGGATCCATGTTGGTGGTGATGCTGGGCTTGGGAGATCTCAATGTGTCCAATTATTTCCTTGTGGAGCAGGTAAAGCACTCATTCGGGGACGGCATACACCTTATGGATCTCAAACTGAGAGGTGGTACCTTTGTCACTTGATATTAACACATTGGTCCGGGCAGTCAAACAAGCGGCATTGGACGCAGTAAGGGCCAGCGGGCCTATGGGCGTATGCTACGGCACGGTAGCCTCTGTCGCCCCGCTGGAAGTCCGGGTGGACCAGAAAAAAATCTTAACCGATACCCAATTGATCCTGACCAGCGCTATCAGAGACGCTACTGTAGATATCACGGTGGATAATGTGAGAAAGCCCTATCAGATCCATTTGGGGCTGAAGGTTGGAGAGAAGGTTGTGCTCCTCCGCTGCGACGGTGGACAGAAATACATCATCCTGGATAGATGGGAGGCGGGACCATAATGGCTACACTTCCAACAACCGGTGGAGACCTGGATCTTGTGGCCTTCGCGGCTACAGAGCAGCCGGGATATACCCACAAACTGGACGTTAACCGCCAAAAAATAACCGGCATGACAGACAAGCAGGAGGCGTTGCAGCAAGCTATCTACCTGGTGTTGAGCGTGGAACGCTATGCCTATCCCATCTACTCCCGCAATTACGGTGTGGAGCTGGCCGACCTGATAGGCCGCCCCAAGGATTATGCCATGAGCGAAATTAAGCGGCGCATCACAGAGGCACTGGAGCAGGATGACCGCATCACTGGTGTGGATAAATGGGAGCTTGAAACAGGCCGGAATAGTGTGCGGGTTGCATTTACAGTCCACAGCATTTACGGTGATGTGGATGTTGAAAAGGAGGTAGAAATCTGAATGTTCGAGAGCAAGACTTATGAGGAATTGCTGAAAAGCGCCCTATCCAGAGTGTCTCCCAGTTTGGACAAGCGGGAGGGCTCCATGATAATGAATGGTGTGGCCCCCTCTATGGCAGAGCTGGCTCAGCTCTACATAGGGCTGGACTTCGTTTTTTCTGCCACCTATTTGGCTACTGCCCCCCGTGAGTACCTGATTAAACGGGCTGCCGACCGCAATATGGCCCCCTATCCGGCCAGCGCCGCTATTTTCCGGGCAGAATTCAACATTGAGGTCCCCGCGGGAACACGCTTTTCCTGCGAGGACCTCAATTTTGTAGTGGCCGGCCGTATGAGCACCGAGGATGACACAGCTATGGGCCTTAGCCACAGGGTGACCTGCGAAACACCCGGAGCCACAGCCAACAGCTACACCGGGCAGCTCATCCCCGTGGAATATGTGGCAGGGCTGACTCGTGCGCAGCTGGTGGAATTGCTGGTCCCTGGTGATGACGAAGAAGGCACAGAAATCTTTCGGAAGCGCGTTCTTGATAGCTATCAGTCCCAAGCGTTCGGCGGCAACCAGGCGGATTATGCAGAGAAAGTGCTGGCCATGCCCGGCGTGGGGGCAATCAAGGTCCAGCCTGCGTGGAACGGAGACTTGGCTCCGGCTGAACTGATCCCCGGCGCCGCTGTTACCGCATGGTATACAAACGTCCTGGGCGCCTTGAATCCCACGGTTGCCGCCTGGCTGACTGCTGTATACACAGCCTCCAAAGACAAACTGCTGACCGTGGGCGGGACCGTCAAACTGATCATCATGGCGTCCAACTACGCCGCCCCATCCGATGAGCTGATTGAAACGGTGCAGACAGTTGTAGATCCGGAACAAAATGCCGGGGAGGGTCTGGGGCTTGCGCCTATTGGCCATGTGGTTACAGTGGTGGGTGTGCAGGAAGCACCGGTGAGCATTGCACTCAATTTGACCTATGCCGCCGGCTGGAACTGGGCCTCCATCAAGAGCTATGTGGAGGGCGTCGTTGATGCCTATTTCGCCGAGTTGGCGCAGGCGTGGGCCTCTTCGGACCGGCTCATTGTCCGAATCTCCCAAATTGAAAGCCGAACCCTTTCGACGTGCGCTGCCATGATTACAGATATCAGCGGCACCAAGATCAATGGCAAAGAATCCAACCTGATATTGGATGCAGACAGTATCCCGGTGAGGGGGGCTATCAGTGGATAGGAAGCTCATCAGCTATTTGCCGCCCGTACTCCGCGAGGTGCTGGACTTCCAGGCAATCAATACGGCCAATGAGCCGGAAATCTCCCTTGCCTGGTACGCACTGGAGCAAGTAATGGACAACCAATTTCTGGATAGTGCCGATCAGAGTGGAGTGGCCATGTGGGAGCAAGAGCTGCAACTCCATCCCAAAGATACGGATACCCTGGATGCCAGAAAAGCACGGATAAAGGCCAAATGGGACACGGAGTTGCCGTATACCATGCGATGGCTGCACAGCTGGCTGCAATCGCTGTGCGGGGCCGAAAACCCGGTGCCAACTGTGGATGGGTACACGCTGCGGGTTTGCCTGCCATCCGCGGTGGATTATACGACTTCGCTGGACGATCTGCGGCAGCGCATCCCGGCGAACCTGGTAATTTCACCCACAATTCTGCTGTCCAAGGCAACATCCAATCTGTTTGTCGGATCCGCCGTCCGGCTATCCGTCAAGCAGTCCATGACTGTATTTGCAGATGGAGGTGACGGGATGACAGCCTTTACGGACGAATCCGGCGCAATACTTACGGATGAGCGCGGCAAAATCTTGTATGTGGAGGAAACACTATGACGCCAAATTTGACAAGCAAAGGGCATGTACTACTGCTGCGGGCGCTGGATGGGGAGGCCTTAAAATTTACCCGGATCCAGCTGGGCAACGGCGCGGCCCAAAACGCCAAAAGCGCCACGGCCCTATCCAATCCGCTGACCACATTGCCGCTGACGAAGATGATGACCGGGAGTCAGTACATCACGCTGACCAGCACATTTTCCAACAACGAGATTACAGCTGGCTTCCGGATCACTGAAGTTGGAATTTTTGCAGAGGACCCAGACAATGAAGGATCCGAAATCCTATATGCCCTGGGCAATGAGCCGGAAGGCACAGCGGACTATGTGCCGAGCAAGGATAATCGCATATTGGAGTTGGAGTACAGCGTCATGATTTTTGTGGGCGAGGCGCAGAATGTGACCGCCGAGATCAGTGAATCCCTGGCTTATGCCAGTGCTGCCGAACTGAAAGTCCATACCGACAACAAACAAAATCCCCATGGGGTAACCGCCGAACAAGTTGGGCTGGGCAATGTGCCCAACGTAGGGACCGATGACCAAACACCCAACCATACCATTGCTCAAAGCCTAACAGCGCTGGCCCCAAAGGAAAAACTGAGCGTGGCCATGGGCAAGATTGCGCGAGCCGTACAAAGCTTGATTGATCACTTAAAGAACAATGTGACTCACGTAACTGCCGAAGAACGTAGCAAATGGAATAACAAGGCAGCTGAATCCCATACCCACGGCGCTACAGACATCAACAGCGGCACCCTAGGAGTGGCGCGCGGCGGAACGGGAAAAAGCAGTTGGACGGCGAACCAGCTGCTATACCCAACATCAGCGACCAGCATTGGCCAAATGGCAGCTCCCAGTAAAGACGGGATGTACCTGCGCCAGAATCGGACCGGGGCGCCCTTCTGGGCAGAAGTCGAACAGCCTACCATCCTACCAACATCCGAGACTGGGACTTATACCGGTGGCGGAAAAACTGGTAGCAGCGCAAAAAATACGATCACATTTCAGGATGGAGTCCCCAAAGTAGTTTTTATTAAGCAGAAAAGTTTGGCCATGGTCCGGTATGGCATTTTGCTTTTATCTCCAGGTGCTGAAACCGGGTTCAGCGT